TTCATATTAAATAGTCTTGTTCAAATTCTTCATTAATTGTATTTTGTTTACTTTCAATCCAACCAGTAATAATATATTTTGTATTACCTTCTCCAGGTGCATTGCCTCTATGTTTGTGAGTCCAATATGATGGGGCAAATATTAGTTTACCGGTTTCAGGATAAACAATTTGGGGGTTGTATTTAAATTCTGTTCCTCCAGTTGGTAATGTATTTAAATAGTAAATATAGAATAATTCACGTTTACTAGTATTACCACCTTCATTTTCATGATGCCAAGCGTAATAACCTTCACCACCAATATATCTCTGCATTTGTATATGAGGAAAGTTATTATTTCCACTCATAAAACATGTTTGAGCTGTTCTAACTACACTTGATTTGCTGGAGAAATTATTATTCAAAACTGGGAAGTCATTTGTTTCGAGATAATCTACTAAGTGGGATAGTAGGTTTTCCATTAAGTATTCATAAATGTATTTCCAATCCTCGTCTCTACCTACTTCATCATGTATCATTAAGTCAGTAGATGCTTTAATATGTTTTCTAATACCACCTCCGGACATTCCTTCAACTTGGCTTTGAGAGGATTCAAATTTATTAATTATAAATTGACATATCTCCGGATTAAGAGCATTATTGTATATTTTAATTAGATTATCCATTTTTTTCTATAATTAAGTCAAAATCAATAAAATCATTCAATTTTAGTGTTTTAAAAGGCAAAATATGTTTTTCACTACCTTTAAAATAAACATATGGGATTAAATTATATACTTTTTCCATTTGAGTAACATAATCAACCATTTCCCTAGTATCAGGTAATTTACCTTTATCTGTGTTAAAAGTATAGATGAATAATACTTTTTTATTCTCAAGATTTAGGATATAATCAATTATTTGATTTTCACCATGAAATTCTAGTTTCCAGTTACCTACTGCAATAGGATAAGCGCCCCATTGACCTCCATTTAAATACATTTCACCATAAAAACTATCATCCAGAAACCATTTAACTAAATATCCTTTATCTCCGTTAATAGATACTTTAGCTGAATTATTAAATGTGATATTGGCTGCTATTTCGTTGGTTAGGTATAGTTTCATAAAATTCTGATTTTGTCACATGATAAGCTTTTTCCCAACGTTCATAAAAATCCATTTTGGGGTTTTGCATTTCTAGTTCTTTTGTTTTTTGAATTACTTGCTCATAATATCCACGTTCATGAGCATGATGAAGCATTTCTTCAAGGCGTTCTTCTCTTGTCATTTTGAATAAATTCCATAAGGGGTTACTAAAAAATCTACTATTCCATTTTTTAGATGTACAAACGCTTCCTCAGGACGATTTACAATAGGTTCATTGTGTACGTTAAACGAAGTGTTTACTAAACATCCAATACCTGTTAATTCTTTATATTTTTTTAAAATATTATAAAAGAATGGGTTTGACTTTTCGGTTACAATCTGGATTCGAGCTGTTTTATCAACAGGATGGGTTACAGTTGGTAACATATCTTTAAATTCATCTCGAGTGTCATATAACATAGTCATAAATTCTGCTGTGTATTGAGATTTATCTACTTTAAATAAACGATTAGCATCTTCATCTAATACAGCAGGTGCAAATGGCATAAAGTCATTACGTTGAAGTTTACCATTTATAAGATCATATGTTTCAGGGTGGGTTGGATCACAAGTAATTGTTCTATTACCTAATGCTCTAGGACCATGTTCTGATTTGCCGTTGAATAATCCTAAAATTTTCTTAGATTTAAGTAATTCACCTACATAATCAACATTATAAGGAATTTTGATATAATCTCCCATTATTGACTTAGCAGCATTATCTACTTCTTCATTTGTGTATTCTAATCCTAAATAAACATTTTCTAAACGAACAGGTTTAAATGATGGATGGAAATTTTTTAGAACAATCGCCAATGAACCTAGAGGTAATCCTTCATCACCCATTGGAGGTGTAATAAATACTTCATCAACCCATTCTAGTTCATTTATTTTTTTATTCATTTTCACATTAGCAAATACACCACCTGATAGGGCTAGTTTTTTAACGTGTGGGTATCTAGTATGTAATGTATTTAAAATTTCAAGGACTGTTTCTTCAAGAGCTAATTGACCACAATAAGCAATATTTTTTCTATGATCTTCTTTTCTCCAATCTATCTTACTTCCCATTAAATTGAAAAATTTGGAAAATAATTCTTTATAGACACCACCACCAGCTAAGTCAGCACCATCCCAAAATTCTGATTTCTTGGTTTTGATTCCACCATCTAATGATAATACTTCTTTAAAGATAATATGATAATCTCTATCATAGTGACCATGTCCTGCTAATCCTACAACTTTACCTTCATCTTTTAATCGTTTAAATCCTAAAAGTTCAGTTAAAGCACAATAATACATTCCTATTGAGTGTCTATCTAATTCAATACCATCAATATAAGTCATAGTATTGTTAGAACCTAAATAGTATTTTGCTGAGTGGTATTCTCCACTTCCATCAATAGCTACTACTAATGTATCTTCTTGGAATCCTGAAAAGTAATATGCTAAGGCACAATGTGCTTCATGGTGATCTGTTTTTATGAATTTATTTTCTGGGAGATTGTAAGAGCAAATTCCATCTAATATATTCTTTACAACACTATAATCTAAAAAGCTAACAAAATAATCTATAGAATTTATATCAACTCCATATTTGTTAATCAATTCATTAATTGAAGATAACGGATATCTGAAGAAATTATTATGTAAATCTACATAAGGTTTTACTCTAGTTAATCGTTCTTCTTCTAAAACGACTTTAACTTCTCCATTTTCAAAATATGCTAATCCGCAAGAATGTTGTCCCCCAATAATACTTAGAATTTTATATGGAGAATTTTCTATTAACTTCATTATATATAAACTATTTTAAATAACTGTGTTTATAAATATTATAATTATAACTTATCGTACTGGAGTTTGTTGATTAGATCTTCGAGTTCGTTTCTTCCTCTACCCAAATTACCATCTTCAAGTAATAGTAATATGTTCATTAATTCTCTATATAAACGTTCCTTTACTTCAGGTGTCATAACTTAAATTTTATTAAGACCAAATACTTCAAAACTTTGTGCTTCTAAATCAGCATCAAATTCATCTTCATTTGAATACCAATTGTCTTTAATTTCGGCTTCTTCCTCTTCCATATCAACTTTCCAAGCGATGTCTTGAAGAAGACCAGCATTTTCAACAAGTGACCAAATACGTTCTTTCCACAAGTCCATTTTGACACCTTCAATTACTGAATCAAATCCAAACTTTTGAGTCAAGGTACCAATCATGTCTATAAATTCCAAGCATAGTTGGTCTAACTCACCATCAATTGGGAAATTGGTACCATACTTAGCTGAACCATTGGTCTCTTTTTCATACATTTCTTTGATGATTAACCACTTTGGAGTAACGATTGATTTTTCTGTGTTTTTCATAACCTTTATTTTTATTTTATGTGTGTAATATACGAATTATTTCTCAGATTTCCAAGCAATTTTGTGCTTGTCTTTTCTGTAGTATTTCTTTTTGTTACGATGTGGAGTAGGCATACGCATAGCTTCGTTCCACTCGTGGATTGTCAGTTCTATTTTTTCTATCTTTTTCATCATGTCGTCAATATACGAAAGGGATCTGGCAAAGCCAAATCCCTTCGTCATTTAGAATTATTCTAAATTATTTAATAATACCTGCTTTATATTTCATCTGGCGGATAAATGATTCGTTTATTGAAGTGAAGTTAGAATAATCTTCTTCCCAATCTTCATCAGTAGTATAATCGGAATAACCTTCTTCACCATTTAAACGAATATCATTTTTCAATGATTCTAAATAATCACCTAAATTTGCTTTACCTTTAAGTGCCATTTCAGCTTTAGCAATTAAGTCTTCATTTATTTCTGATGATTCTTTGGTAACTACTTCTTTATTATCACCAACATGATAAGCTTCCATAGTTTGATCAGGACGTTCAGGCATCATAGCAAATTTATCTTTTAAATGAGCCATTTCCATTTCTAAATCCTCAGCCATTCCTCTAATACCATTA